ACAGATACACCTCCAAGTTCAGTTTGGGGGTTTTTCTGTCAAAAGACCAAACAATTCAAGGCTCCTATCAATCACAAGAAACCAGGTAAAGTTGTAAAACCAGAAAACACGACTCCTTATTCTGCAATGCAACTTAATCTTAATCCACTGATGTCTGCCTTCTACCAATGAAAGACCTAGATCCTTCTTCAATCACATTATCATCACCATCTAAATCATTTGCATACGAGAAAATGTCTCGTGATATTGATGAATGTGATGACATTGTAGTCTTGAAGGAGGCTCTACGTTGTTATGTTAAGTTGTATTTTAAGCAACAAGAAACTATTTCACTGATTGGAGTACCGAACATTAACGATGAAAACATTTGACGTTCAAATCAATGATTATGTCAAATGGCATCATCATGATTGGTTAGATGAAGGATGGGTATATTTCAAATGTGACGATTATATTACCATTGAAGTTGGTGTTAAACCTAAACCCTATTGTAATCTAGTCAAAAATAGGTTACACTGTAATGAACACATTCTAGTAGTCTGTCATAAACAATTTTGGGATGAACTAGAATATATAAAAACCAGGGAATCAAACGATGAAAATTCGCAGTGTTTTGTTAGGACTATCTCTATTGATCGTCCCTCCAGTAATGGCTGACGAGTCAAAGATTACAAAAGGATATAATACCATGGATTCCATGGGTTGTATGTTGGTAAGAGAGTGTACAAAAGATGTTGAAGAAGTTCATAGTCTTTTAGATATTTCCTCACAATATCCCAACACTGAAGAGTTTACATCATTATCTTACGAATTTAACACGATGTTGATGACACTCAACCAAATGGGTGTTAAAGTATATCTTGCAGATCAACGTTATTTTCCTGTGATGCATCGTGGTGTATATCACACTGTGAGTAATAACATCTATCTCAATCGTAGATATATGGGAGAACCTCATATTCTAATGCAATTGATGAGACATGAGGGGTGGCATGCTGCACAAGATTGTATGGCTGGTACGATCGAAAATAATATGATCGCTATCATCAAACCAGAGGAAGAAGTTCCTATGATCTGGCGTGTCATGGCTGAACGAACTTATCCTGCTAATGCTGTACCTTGGGAAGCAGAAGCACAATGGGCAGGACGTACTGAAGGTATGACACAAAATGCCCTTGATGCATGTGCAATGGGTAAAATGTGGGAAGAATATGATCCCACACCAATGACCAAAGAGTGGTTGATCGAAAACAATTACATCAAGAACTAATGAAAATCTTTTTAGACACAGCTGACACAGAAATCATCAAAAAGTATTGGTCTACTGGACTCATTGATGGTATCACCACAAATCCTTCATTGATTATGAAGAGTGGTCGTAATCCTGAGGATGTATATCAAGAACTCGTCGATCTGGGTGTTCCTGACATCAGTATGGAAGTTGTTGGATCTGACCTGGAAATGTATGACGAAGGTATTCGTCTATATGAAAAGTTTGGTCCTGTTTGTACTGTCAAGGTTCCATGTACGCGTGAAGGACTTATCGTATGTAAGCGATTGTCTGAACAGGGTATCAAAGTAAATGTCACATTGATCTTCTGTGCAGCACAGGCAGTTCTTGCGGCTAAGGCTGGTGCAACTTATGTTTCACCATTCGTAGGACGATTGGACGATCAATCTGTGGCTGGTCTTGAAGTTGTACGTTCAATTAGTGAACTGTATCGTATTCACGGTATTCGTACTCAGGTATTATCTGCATCGATTCGTAGTGTTCAACGTGCGATTCGTTCTTGGTACAATGGTGCTGAGATCTGTACGATGCCACCTAAAGTATTTGATCAAATGTATGATCACATTCTCACCGATAAAGGTTTGGAAATCTTTGATAAGGATTGGAAAGAAGTATGTGGAGAATCTGGAGTCTAGCTCTAGGAAGAAAAGATGGACGAGATGATCGAGAAGCAGATATTATTGCTGGCATACGCACCTTTATTCTTGTGTGTTACATGGTTACCAATGTTGCTATCGTTGCCAATGCAGTAAGACACTGGAATGACGGTCAGTGTGACGACACTATATCTGGCACAATTCCCTTGACATTGGCATCTAAATAACATATGATTTACAGGTAGTCAACAGGAGTCACCATGTCTGCCACTTATCTTCCTCAGCGTCAAAAGTATCGTATCACGTTGGAACTCGATGTAATGGATGATTTCAATCCACATAACATCGATTGGGAAAAAGTTCTCGATGTTCAAGGAAACGAAAGTATTGATGCATATGTGGAAGATCTGTCTGTGCCAGACTGTTTCTTCTCTTGATATTATCGGGAGTGATAAATAAAATATATTATCACTCCCATCATGGCTTTCTACGCAACAAAACCATCATTGATTGATTCATCTATTACACTCTATTATGCTGGTGGATCTAGATGGTCAGATCAACCATCTGAAAAAGTAACTTATGCTACAAGAGACGCTCTTGATCGTAAAGTTGCTAATGAAGATGGAAAAACTGGTGGATTCAAAACTGCAACAGTTGTAGAAGAATGAAGACTTTCAGAGAGTTTTTAGAAGCATATGATCCTGAGATTCAAGGTAGATCTCAGATCAAACAAACTGGTGAGGGTGGACGTAAAGAACCCAAGCGAGATACTGCGTCTCGTAGAAGACCAGGTGTAAAACCTAGAGTTAAGGCTGTTGGTGGTGGTAAAACTGCACCAGTTGGTGAATATAAGGACAGAAAAGACATTGGTTCAACTAAGGCACGTTCTGAAAGAGAACAACAACCTACGAAAGAACGTGGTTCAGCTGAAGTTAAACAGTCTTATGCTGATAAAGTAAAGGCAGAACGTAGAAAAGCTGCACAAGCTAGAATTGCTGCGAAGAAAGCAGGTGGTGAAGTTAAAAAAGATACCACATCTAAGAAAGATGCTGAAAAGGAAGCATCTAAACTCCTGAAGAAAAAAGAGACTAAGAAAGTCAATCCTAACTATAAACCAAGAGAAGCATCAGGTTATACAAGACAAGAACGCATGAAGATTACTCGTGCAGGTGAACGTGAACTGAAGAAAGACTTCAAACAACAAGAGACAGACAGATATAAGAAGGAAACTGGTAAGAATCCTGATGCAAAAGGTAGAACCAAAATTATTGCTCGTGTACATAAGAGGATGAGTACATGACACAAAAGATGATGCGATTGTTCAATAATCTTACAGAAGCTCGAACATATGTGAGAAGTGAAACTGGTTGGACAATTGCTCGTTCTAAGCAATATGTTGACAATAATATTACCATGAGAAATGGTAACAAAGTCTGGGTAGTTCTCCCATAATAAAGTTAGTAACCTTGAAATGTCTTCTATAGTATGAACAACACTCACATCGAACACCCCGAAGACACCATTCTGACTGGTGATCTCAGTGTTTTTGACGCACTTTATGATGAAGCATTCATCTCTATGAAGATGGATGGAATGTCATTGGTTTGGGGTACTAACCCTGTCAATGGTAAGTTTTTTGTTTGTACCAAAGCGGCATTCAACAAGAAGAAGATTCGTCTTTGTTACACCACTGACGACATCTTCACTCACTTCGGTCATCAAATCGAAGTTGTAGAGATTCTGTCATATTGTCTTAAGTATCTTCCTCGTACCGAGAACATTTACTGGGGTGATTGGCTTGGTTTCGGTCGTACTGATGTGCTCACTCAGAACACTCTGACTTATGTGTTCCCTGAGGCAATCAGCCAGAAACTTGTTATCGCACCTCACACACAAGTTTTTGTCACTCAGGACAATCTTTTGTGCAATGCCGTGTGTAAACCACTGACTGAGACATTTGTTGACACTGCCATCATCAAGTGGGTGCAACCTTGTGTTGATCGTCTGGGTCTAAAGTCTGATGTTCCTAACATCAACACTGACAAGATCAAGTTCCTGACTAAGAAGGAAGCAGAAAAGGCTAAGACTGCTATCAATGCATTGGTCAAATCTGGTCAGAGTTTCACACCAGGTGATCAACCTAAGTTGATTGACATCTTGGGTTGTCCTTTTCTCACTAACTTGTATCTCCTTGTGATTGACATCAAACATGAGATTATGGACTCACTGATTGTGAACGATGCACCCGAAGCTTATCTTCCTAATGGTCAAAAATGTGAGGGTGAAGGTTATGTTCTTCACTCTGTCGCTCATGGTTCAGTGAAACTGGTCGATCGTACCGAGTTTGCCTACGCAAACTTTCACAATGGGTTTGGTGTTTGAATTAGTAACCTCGAAAGGTCTTCATTATTAGATTCGTACCGTTATGTCTTCCAACCTACTCAAACTTGAAGCTTGTAAATCTTATGCAAGTGAAATTAAAGATAGGTGTTCAACTTATGAAACTTGGAATATCAAAGATGTATTGGGACTAAAACCACTTCAGGTGCGAGATCAGGAGGATGTCGATCATATCAAGGAAATTCAAAATGGAATTTTGAGAGATAATAAAAGTATCGAAAATACTGATCCTGTTATTATCATTAACTATAAAGGTAAAAAAATTATATTGGATGGAAATCATACTATTGAAGCTCTAAGGAGACTCGGTGTTCCTGAGATTAAAGTGCTTTACATTAGTCAAGATGAAGTAAACGAAAAGGGATTCAGTAAATATGAATGGATTGAAGTAGGCTTGTTTTTGAATGAAAACCATAAAAAAGTTTACAAAAACAACACTGATTCAACTTTTGAAAAACACGTTCTTCGTCTTTTGTTAGATGGATATGATAAAGAGTATTGTGTCAAATATCTCAAAACACATGGTAAGTATCGTACAAAGACGATA